ACCTGGATTACGACGCTGGGCGAACCTAGCACCATAAGCCTTGCTAACCAATTGATTCATCAGGTCCGATTCTACAGGGTTCACAGCCGTTCCAGGCATAGAACCTTGAGAATTTCCTGCCGATGATACGTCTGACCCTCCAGCCGACGTAGCAACGGGACCTTCATTATTAGGCAACATTCCTGTTGCCATCATAACTGCAGACTGTATTTGAGATGAAAGCATTGTCAAAGAACCTTGGTCAATAGCATCATCCATGAGTTCTTCAAAGATTTCTTCCATTTTTTCATTTGGAAACTCTTCACCCAATATGCGCAAAGCACCACGTTTAGACTCAAGACCTAGGCTCATTTTAGCCTGTACTTCATTAAGTTTAATAAGAACGTCAACTGGCAATGGGTCGGGCCAATGACATGTTGTTTTATATGTAATAGGGTCTGCAGGGTCCAATTGCAGCAAATTATCTCGTTCTGGCTTTGCTGCTCTTAATTGATTATAAACTAACATGTCTGGTCGGAATACAGCGGCAGTACGAATAATAAGTTCGTTAATTCGTTCAAGACCTTTTGTAAAATGTATTTTTTTCATTTGATAACGGTTCATCAACGGCTGGTATTGAATAGCCAAAGCAACACCAGAAGTGTTGGAAACTGGTTGAAATTGCCCTAAAGCCGCCTCTGGAATACCAGTAATTTCATGCATTGTTCTCTTTAAGAATTGAATGTACTCAAGTGCTCCAGACATTTCTCCACGAGATTCAAGATTAAACACGTTGGCATCTTTTGGCAAACCAGCCCAAACTTTCTTTGGACCCCGCTCAAGTTGGCTTGCCTTCGCACCCGTAATAATTGTTACTGGAGCAGCGTGATAGTTGATGATGTCTGAAACTTCAGTCATCTTTTCGTTAAGTTCACGATTTAAAGGAATAATATCCCAAATGTCTGATTGACCCCAAGGAGACGAAGAAATACTTACGTTAGCAATATGTACAACAGGAACACTTCCAAGCACGTTTTGGTATTCATCAATCAATTCATCGTTAATAAATTGTTGAATGTTTTCGTCAGTAAGTATTTCTGTAAACGTATATACCTGACGGGTTCCTTCAGCCGAAGTTCCCCAAAAACGATATTTAAGTTTAAACCTAATAATACGGTCACGGTCATGCGGATGGTACTCAGGAAAACAATGCGCTGGGTTAAGTGGGATAACCCTAATGCGACCTTCGTGAGTAACTCCAGCAGTGTCTACAAAAGGTTCTTCATACGCTATTTTAACAAAACAATCGCCAGTAACTCCAGCCAATTGTCCCATTTCCCACAAAACTTTATGTTTGTTATTGTGAGTATTCCACACATCATCTAAAAGATGAGGAATAATTGCGTTGTTTTGTTCTGGAGTTTTAAATTGAACTCCTTTTCCAAAACAAAAATTGGTGATGTAGTCCGACATAGTGCGGACATAGTTCATGTAAAATTGAGACTCACCCATCTCACGGCGATATGACCAATGGTGCCCCAAATACCACGCCCAAGCAGACGAGTATCTGTTTAGACGAGGGCCGTGAACTTCAAACTCTTCGTCGGCAAGTTCAACCAACCCTAACGGGCTGATAGCAACTGTTAGGTCGCTGGCAGATGCGCGATAAGAGGGGGACCAAAAGTCAATTGCCATTTAATTTTTATTTCTTTTTGTTTTTAGAAGTGGCTTTCTTAACTGCAGGAATTTTGGCAACAGCAGTTGGTTGAGCAACTGTTTCTTTGACCGCGGCTTCAACAACTTTGCTTTGTTTGGCAAAAAAGTTAGCAATTTGAGGGTCTCCAATTTTAGTGCTAAGTGCATTAAGCACATACAGAATAGCAGGTAAAATTACAATGTTAAGAGCAGGGTCAATTTCCAAAGTGGCTAAAAAGTAAGAAACAAGTCCTACTGCGCCACCCTTAGTTGCCACATCTTTAATATCGTTTACATTAATCTTTTTAGACATTATTATTCTCCTTAATAAGTTGTTGCTTTAATTATACCTTTTTGCGCCGTTTGGCGCTTACTTTTTCGCCTTGTACAAATGAATGATAAGGCGACCCTGTATTGGGGTCGTATTTAGAAGCAATAGCCAAAGAACGAAAAGCGTATGTTTTTGCTAATTGACTGTTTACTTTTTTGTTACGAATTAATACTGATAATGCTCCCAAGGCATACGACGAGCCAGACCCCAAAGCATACAACCCAGTTGCTTCAGACGACCAGGAATAGTCGCTTTCTACAACATATATAGTGCTGTTTACGGACACAATTATTGAAGAGCCTTGTTCTGCAATATGTTCTTTGTCGTCTCTATCGGGCACTGAGTAGCCATGTAAATCAAAACATTCTCTAAGGGCTGGAATAAATTTCATTGTAAAAAACTGGTCTAATGCTTTTTTATTGCATTTTTGGGGAGGAGAGGGCGGTTGAAACACGTGGTGCAAAATGTTAATAGCACGAACGTCTCCTGCCGCTCCAAGCAGATATTTACCATTTTGAGCAACTTTGCTTGACCCTTCTCTTAAAGTTCCAATTTGAGAAAAGTTATCAGTAGATGTGGACACACGAGAATCTGAACAAATTACAGAAAAACTATCTCCTTGAATACCGATAATAGTTGTCATTGTTACTTAGCAATATATTCTTTGTCTTTGTACAATGCCCATCCATTGTAAATAGGAATCAGTTCATACGAAAATTTGTGCTCCCCACTTTGTTCGTAAGTTACTACTGCCATTCCCTGTTGCCAATTTTCGTATCTAACTAATGGTCTTCCATCAAGGTCAACTCCGCCTTTAGTTGACGGAACTGCTCCGTCAATGCGAGCAAGACATCCAGGTGATGCCGCCATAATTGTACGCGGACCGTCAAAATCCTCTCTTGTTTTAAATGCAGTTTCAATTCTGTGAATGTGTCCGTATATTACAGAAGTCTTTTCTTGGTTTAAATAAACGTTGGCGGTAGAACCAGATGACTTAACTCTGTCTCCATGAATTACGCGAAGTTTTTGATTAATCCAAAAATCAGACGCTGGATATCCAGGTCTGTATTCAATTTTAAAATCTTCCATACGACAAAGATACGGAACGGTTAAAACTGGCCAAGAGTCAGGAGTGTTTCCTTTCCTCAATCCATACGCGGCAGTTGCATTTGTAAGAAGGTATTTTGGCATGCGCTCTTCGTGATTACCAGCAAGCCATACAATTTTTGCATTTGGGGCGGCGTCACGAAGTTCGGCACAAAACGCAGTCGCACGGTCAATCGCCGCCTGAGTTGTTTGTTGATATGCAGGAGTAGTTAAATACTTACTCATCTCAGGCAAATCTAAATTATCACCAACACAAATTACTGTTTGTGGGTTTATTTCTTTTATTAACTCAATTGCAATTTGCATTGCTTTTTCGTCATGAGTTGGTTCAAGGTTCCCATCTCGTCCTCGGTAATAACCTATTTGAGCGTCAGGAACTATTACGCATTTTTTGTATTTGTTTTTGTTTTTGACAATTGACTTTTTATGAGGCAATTTAATGGCTGGACCTTGTTGAACAACAGGCCATTCAGGACCGCTTTCCCAAGCAGGTGAAAATTGAATTGCAGCAAGGTCGTGAACTTCTGCCTCGCCTTCTTCATTTTTAGTAAGAGATTGGTAAATAGATACTCTTTTTACGTCACCAATGTCTTCAACATTTATGTTTTTGCGTTCAAGAAGGTCAAGTAACTGACCAAGAACCTTTGTGTTTTTGTTTGGTTGGTTCAAATCATTGATTAGGTTCTTCACAAGAGCACTCCTTGTTTACGTGTCGTTGTACTGTACTTACACTTATTTGATAACCATTTTTACGCAATACTTTAGCAAGCCACACACTACTATACATTTTGCTCTTACCTTGATATTGCGTGGTTCGTATTAATTCAATTGCTTTGTTCATCGCATCCGAAGCATCTTCAGGAAGAGTTTCAAGCAAGCGACCTATTTTACATTTTTGTATTTCTACTTCTTTTATAGGGTTTAATAAATCGTTAATTAACGATGAGTTGTCCAAGTTGTGCTCCAATTTGTAAACAAATTATGCAGTAATGGCGTCCCATGTTTTGTCGTTGCAGATGCCATTGGGTTTCAGGTTAACAGACTGTTTGAAGTAATTCAACGCTTTTTGTGTAGCAGGTCCAAAATTACCGTCAGCAGTGCAAGCAAAACCTTTTTTATTGAGAAGTTCTTGCAACTCTTTTACCTTATTGCCTGTGTCTCCTAATTTAATTTTTAAAACACTTTTATCTTCGTTTTCAACAACTGGAGCAGGAGCAGCATTTTTGCCTTCTGGTGCTTTAATATTGTTTTTATCCATGTATGCTTTAACAGCCGCAGATGGTGTATCACCATCGCAATAGCGCAAATGCCAGGGTTCTTCGGGAACCACTTCCCATGAAAATCCAAATGTTTTAACGTTGTCAATTAACCATTTAAGACGTTTTGGTTCAGCAGCAGTATGAACGTCAACTGCCAACCCGCTATTATGCTGAGAGGTGCCTGGGGCTGCCAAACTAGCAAGTTTTGGGTCTTTCTTGTACCATTTGACACCTTCAAATGTTCTTGTTGAATTGCCGTTCGGTTCTTTGGTATAGCGTTGCTTAAACGCTGTGAGTTGTGAATCGTAAGTGCGATAAGTGTCTCCAGATGAGACGGGCTTTAATTCAATGCCATCAGCCTTAGCCTTTTCTACCATTGCAGCCCATGCAGCAGCAGCAAGCCAATGCAGTTTTCCACCACCAACTGCTGGACGAAGCAAATGCTCAGGAAGTTTTCCAGGTTTAATTCCTTTCAAATCAGCAGGCATTTTTACTGGAACAATATAGTCCCAAGCAACTTTTTTAGACATTATCTGTCTCCTCGTCAGTAGTTTGCTCTTTATTGCGCCCTGTTGAAATCATTAATCCAGCAAGAGTACCCGTAATAAAGGTAGCCACACTAGAAAGAACGCCAAAGAACATTTTATCATTTTCTGCTTGAACGCCAATAGGTTGGGTTACAAATACTAAAGCATATAAAACGCCAACAGTAGTAATAGTAAGCACAAGTCCTAAAATGCAACCAACAACAAATTTTAACCTTGCGTCCAATTCTTCTGGTGTATATTTAACTTTATTCATACTACTCCTTAAGGGGTTTTAGGTTCATTAGGGTCAAAACCCAATAGTGTTTTTGTGCAGTTGCCGTCTACTTCGCAGATTGGTGGCTCGCATTCCTTGGTTCCCCAGTTTGCAGGGTCTTGGCACGAGTAGCGGTAAGAACCGTCGTAACCGCATCCAACAAGTAGGAAGACAATAGCCAATCCAAGACTAAGCCTTTTCAT